CTTCTGATGTATTAAATGAGTTTTTATGTGCTCCAATACCAAGAGTTACTACATCGTAAGCTATTCTGTTTTGTAGTAAATCATATTTATTGTGGTCAAAAACGTTTGATATAGCCTCTTCTGCTGCTATTTCTACTCCTTGCTTATAATCAAGTTGCATGTGTATTTGAAGCTCTTCCTCTGACTCTGGAACGTTTTCTTCTGGTATATTAAAAGTATCTAGACCCAAAGTGTCTTTAACCTCTTTCTTTAACTCAAAACCATTCATATCGTTCAGTATACTTTGAAGATACTCTGTCTTTTCTTTTATAGAAGCTGGGTCTTGAGAATAGGCTTTTATTTCGTATGGCCTATCATTAATACCGTTAACAACAATATCAACAAACTTAGGGATAATAGCAATAGGCTTCCAATCTAAATTAAGATAAGATAAATCACCATTGATTGATAATTCATCTTTATACTTTTGTATAGACTGCTCTCCACGAGCATATAATCTTAATCTATGAAAATTATCTCTGTTAGCGTAATATCTGGTTGCCCCACTATCTCGTCTAAACCATTCGCCTTCAATAGCTCTAGCTACTTCCATCCCATACTGGGTGGATGCTTTCTCTGCGTCACTTACTGCTTGTGAAGGGAATATACCTTTTGGTGGTGTCTTTTGCATTTATTCTATTATTTTTGAAAAGGCTCCTGAGTTGTTGTATTTCTTGAAACCAAAATCTAATCTTTTTGTTGTTTTCTCCTGTGTTGGTTTATATAAATTTCTGTTACAGGCCATAATCGCTAACCCAGAGCTAATCGCAGCATCATACTTTGTTCTATTGTTTATATCAAAACCAGACCAGTCTTGTAGTGTTCTATTAAAATAAACTGTGCCATAATTTCCATCTCCAAGATGACCTACATGCCTTTCAATATAACTTTCAATAGCCGCTGCATGAGCTTGTTTTATATCTTCTCCAGAGTTAGGAATACCACCTATCTCTTTTTCCGATGCTGATAATCGTGTATATGTTTTGTCTGGTCTATTCATCGAAAACCCACGATACCCTCTTCGTTTAATATAATATAATAATCTTGGCTTGTTGTTCTCCGCTAATATTGGCATTCCATAAAAAATAAGTGCCATAAGCACATCTTCAAAAAATATCTCTGCCGTTTGCGGTCTTGCAATATATTCTAGAAAAAAAGTATTTGAAGGAGCTTCATCCATAGAAAACTTAGTTAGTCCGTGCAATGCACCCTTTGAACCTCGTTTGTCTACCGTACCAGATATATCGTAACTATCGCAACCAAATGCACCTAGATGTTCATTACCTGGCATTTTAACTCCATTTCTTTCTATTACACGATTTTGTAGATTTATACTTGGTATCCATGACACCTTAAACCTACCATTACTGTCAGGCACAAATATAACTCTTGTATCCCTTATTCCGTTCTCCCATTGAAAGTTACCCTGTGTTATCACATTGGAGTAACCTATTCCTTCATTGTAATCTATTTGTTCGTATATCTTAACTAAGTTAAATATACTGTTTTTAGTTTCATCTCTAAAAGCGTGCTGCTCTGTTCTTGGGAACTGACGGTAAAATTCATTTAATCCGTCTTGGTCATCTTTCAGACCCTCTGCTTCATTTTCCCAATGCTCTATTACGCCAGTATCAATAACCTCTCCCAGCGGTCCTTCAACTTCTTGTTCTGGTGTATCGAAGACAGGTAATCCAAAAGAGTCAATGTATCCCTCGTAGTTCCATTCCATAGGTATGAACAAACTATATAATCCACTGCGAGTTTGTCCATTGCGGTTTCGTTTTGTAACGTCTGAATCTTCATAAAGCTTTTTAAAATTATTACCACCTTTGTCAAGTGCGTTGGACGTTGAACCCATCATACACTTGCCTGTTATTCTACTACCTAGTCTTAGAGTTGTTTTTGTTACCCTCCAGTTATTTAATATGTTATCTGGTTTTAACCATTTACCAGCTTCATCATGAACTAGTAATGCAAGTTTTTCACCGTCATACGAGTTGTCCCCTGTGTTCTTCCAATCGATGGTTGTATCAAGACCCTCGAGGACTTCTCTTTCCTTATTCTGTATTGATTTTCTTGTAAGCTTCGAGGCTGGAACCCTGTAGGCAAGTTCTGTTTTCGGTCTGTCCATACCGTCCTGTATCGGTTTGAAGAAGAACGGGTAGTTAACCGATATTGGTACAACCTTATCTGTGAACATCTTTTTAGCATCAGACCCAGATTTGGACAATATCCCGAATCGTGAATCAGATGAAATCGTGGCAAGGTTAACCGTCTCAGCTGAGGACATGAATGAAAATCCAGATCTACGATTTTTAAGGTAACACATTCCATAAGACCTTGAGTCGGCCTTGCAAGCCTCCCAGAAAATGAAAAATAATCTATTTGCTTCACGGAAGTCTGGTTTGCCAACATCAATCTTGGTCCACTGCAAGTACATGTAATGAGTACCAGTAATGTAAGTAGAAGTGCTATTATTGGAAAACCAATGGCCTTTTTCACGTCTTTCAAATTCTTCATTTATATAATCCTCCCATTTCTCTTTGAACTCTTCTGGATACTCTTTCCAGTCAAAGATACTTTTTATTTGTTTAAGCTCTCTTGGATATTCTTCAGCAACCCATTTGTTTGCACCTTTAGGAACTTTTACTGGAGCTTTAGGTAGAGCTATTCTTAGATTTTGTATCTCGTATATCTCTCCTATTTGTCCTGTCTTGCTTATAACTACAATGTCATGTTCTTTATCGTAGCCGTATTTCCAAGCTTTCTTCTTATTGAGCCTAGTTAATGTATTTATTCTTATAGGCTCAACAACTTTATATAATGTTTGTTGGTAAGCCATTATTTAGACCTCCTTTCTGCAAAACCTTTAAATACTTTTTTATCTTCCGTATCTTTAGGTTTGTTTTCAAGGATGTTTTTTTCTTCCTCTATTCTGTTGAGTATTTCAAAAGCATCAAAAATTGCAAGCTTCTTTGTTGCCGCTGCGTTCTTTAATCTATCAGCAGACACATCGTCCTCTGTATTGGTTATAATTTTTTCTTCAGCTACTTTGATTAGTTCTTCTACCGCCTTATAACCAGCTTGGACTATACTCTGTTTCGTTTCCTTGATATTCATACCTTATGCATATTGAGCTAGTTGGCACTCTGTATAGGATTTCATTCTCTATCTCAAACTCATACTCACTATCTGGAGTAAAGCCAACTAAATTATTTAATTTAACACCATTTTTTTTAAGGTCTTTGTCAATGTACTTTATAACACCCATAAGGTTGTGTGTTGTGTTTACATTGAAATCATCTTGGTTTAATATTGGTTTTACAAAGCAGTACCCTTCAAGTGGATTCCATTTATCGTTTCGTCGATACATATATATTTGGTCTTCTTCCACAAAGTACTCATCTTCATTGAAATAGCTTCTGCTGTTTCTCTCTTTACCAGACGAATCGTAAAATCTTCTAAAAACATTGTGATGAACAATTACTTCATCTCCTTGTTTTATACCTGTGTTACCGTTTACTGGAGTTTGTAAAACTATTCCTGTTCTATTGACAAACTCATGGTTTTGCATTTCGGTATTTAAGATTAACTCTTTGTCGTAAACTTTTTTTGTATTTTGGTATCGTTGGTTGTTTTTTGGTTTTATTATAAAGCTGTATAAACTTCTCACTAATATTCTAAATTAAATTCAACACTTATTGCCATGTTTTTATTAAAGTCCTTCCATGGTAGAACCTCGTTATTTTTTGAGATATAAATTCTATATTTGTCATCTTCTTCTAAGATGTCGCATATTTTATGTCCTCCATATACTTCCTGTCCAACGGCATAATGCATAGCAGAGTCTTTATAGTCTCTACCAACACTTATTTTTCTAATTAAATTCATATTATTTTCCTTTTATCTGAGCGTACTTCTCAACTCCTCTTGAACCAAAATACGCAACATAAACTGTAACAAGCAGAGTTTCAATGAGTTTCACCCACTGGTCGTCTACAGAAAAAACGCCTATAGAGTCTAGTACAATGTACACACTCATTATAAACGTTAAATACAATACAATTACAGGTCTTGCAATTTTAGTTATCTTGTTATCAGACTTAGCATCAGCCTCCCATCTCCTGGTCACGGCCTCTGCCTCTTCTTCATCCATTTTAATAAGGTGCATTGCCATTGCTTTTTGCTGTTCTGACATATCCTTATCATCTGTAACTAAGTTTTTTACAAGCCCTAAAAGACCTTTATCTGGGATTGAATCCCCAAGAGCGTCTATAATAACAGAACCGCCCTTAGAGAGAAAACCACCGACTTTAGTATCTTTAAACTTCTTTTTAGGCATTAGTATTTACCTCTTTTTGATTTAGGGCTAGATTTAGTTGAACCACCTTTTCCAGCCCAAAGGTTTTTACAGGCCCAATATCTAGCTGTTAATTTACTTTTTGCT